GCACGAACGCGTCGGGTGCGCTAGGCGTGACAACGATATCAACCGCCACCAGACGGAAATCGCTCTGCACTTCGTCTAGACCAGCACGATTTTTCTTGACAGAACCGGTGCCACGGGTGGACACGCCAAAACTGATACCTTCTTTGATAAAGGTCTTGACAATGTTGCCGCACGGTGTATCAAGAATTTTCGCTTTGCCGATATAGTCGGTGCCGCTCTTGTATAGGCTGGTGACAATGTGACTCGCGCGGTCGGGGTTAATTTGCGTCGTCTCCGGGTGGGTGAGTTCACCTAGGGCGCGACGGGTCACAACCTTTTCCGCAACATAACGCTCAACTTCGCGGTTCAGAATTGGGTCTGGATACCAGCGACCATTGCCGTTGCCGACTTCAGCTTGCGCAAAAATGCCTTCGATGTAGTAGGCTTTTTCCTTGCTACCATCAATGGCTTCTGAAATCAGATTGACTTTTGTTGACTTATCCCTTAGTAACATTTCGTTTCGCCTTTAGCTGTTCAGCGATCACGCGACCGGTGCGGGTCTTCAGAAGAGATTCACCTAGGAAGCCTGTGCCAAAAGCGGCGGGATTTGACTTGACAACTTCAAATTTCCCTGATTCGTTCATACGAACCTTTTTGCCTTTGCCACCAACAAGCTTGCGGGCTTTCTTGCCTTCTTTCAGCTTGTACTTGTTCTTCTCGTATAGAATCACATCGTCAGCGTCGGCTTCGTACCAATCGTCGCCGTCCTGCCAATAGACCATATCATCGTCCACATCACAGCCGTCAGCGCCACAATTAAGTTTTGCTTCAGTGATGCGGGCTTTCTTCGGAAGGGAAACACCTTCGGAAATTACTTTTGGAAATGAACCAAACGCTTTTACTAGGGCTGTTGCGCGCTGTTCTTCGACAAGTTTAGCCGCCTTCTCAGCGAGAACGCCCCTTACAAACTTCATACCGGGTTTCATTGCTCTGTATTCCTTACTTACGTTCGTCAAGCGGGCACGTTTGCTTGCGCTGTTCGTCAAGCATGGCGGTAATCTTGTTCGACATCACAACGTCAAGCCGTTCGAACAAGTCGTAAGGCTGTTTCTGTGCTGCCGACTGCACAATTACTCTGCTATGGTTTAGTGTGGACACTTTGTTTACCTTTAAATTCTGCTAGGCAATATTTAGAACTACTCATACTTTACGTGCGGCTGTCCGTATGGGGTTGTGCGCAACTCAAACCCCACGTCAGCGCTCATATTTGAAATTTCGTTCTCTGGCGCTTCGTAATCACCGGAAGTGCGTTCGTCCTTAATCTGCTTATCCATTTCGGCAATCTGTTCTTCAGTCATACGAAGGACATTCTTGCGCACGAAATCTTTGGAGAAGTAGATACCAACGTGCGGCGCTACGGTGTCAAGCATGTTCAGACGGTCGCGGAGAATTTCCGACTCTTTTAGTTCCGTCATGAAGTTATCGCGTGAGAATTCAACTTTGATGTCTTCGCGGATTTCTTCCCAATTCTCTAGAGTGATTAGACCCTTTAGAACAAGTTGACGCTTCAGAAGGTCAATGAAAAGTTGCCCAAACCGCAGACGTAGACGATCAATAAACTTAGAGAACATCATTTCGTCGCGGGTGATTTCAGACGCGCGACCGATGTTAAACGCGTCGTTTGTCTCAAGGCGCGACAGCGGAACATTCAGTGAGCGATAGAGTTTCCGCATTAGCGGTTCTAGATCATCAATCTTACCTAGATTTTCGCCACCGGGAAGCGTGGTGATTTCTGTACCCTTTGAGCCGTCGCGGCGCGGAAGATAGAAGTCTTCCATCATAGACAGCGCCTTGGTGGAATCCACAAGCGTACCGGTCGAACTATCATAAACCATTTTGTTTTTAAACTTGTTCATGATAGACTGCACGTACTGTTCTGCCTTCGTCTTGGGCAGCGTACCCACTTCAACGTAGATCACACGGCGTTCGGGCGCACGGGCAAGGCGATAGATCACAATGGCATCTTCCATCATACGCACTTGGTTGATGGGCTTGATTGCTTTGTGAAGGTAACTCTTGACAACACCCATAGCTTCGTCATACAGACCGGAAGTCACGTACACAACGGAGTCTTCCGGCATCTTGAGAAGCTGATTTTGCTTGAACGTCTGACCAAGTTGATTGGACGCGTTCAGCATTTGTAGATATTCGTTGGTGTAAATGTAATAGTTTTGGAACCCGGTAACTTGTTCTACGCCGCGATGGTCGATTTCTTTCGTCTCTTCACGGACTTTCTTGATACACAGCGGGCTTAGATTGACAAGTTCTAGAATGCCGTCTTTTGGATTTTCTTCGCCTACTTTGACTTGGAACGCAATGCGACCGTCAACGTACCACTGACGGAAAAACTCGTATGCGTTCTTTTCGAAGTCAAGAAGCTTTAGAATGTTCGCAAATTCTTCTTGAATGGTGTTCTTCACGTTGTCGGAGAACTTCAGATTGTCCAAGTTGAGATTGACAATCTTACCTTCGGCGTCATAGGAAATTGCGTCATTGACAATGTAGTCAACAGCAAGGTCCACTTCGGGTTGGGTAGCAACTTCGCGGTATTTAAGGATTAGATCACGTTCAGTGCGAAAAGCGCCTTCGAACGTGACGGAGTACATAGAACGCCCGGAAGCGTCAAGTACAACACCACCGTCTGTCTCAACACCAGACACAACGTTCTGTGACTTGGTAGCCAACAGCCGTTCGTTGTCGGCGTTCTTGGTGTCGTTGAACGACCAACCGATGTTTCTGAAGAAGTTTTGAACAGCCATGAGTTTTTCAATTTTTCAAGTATGATTTTTATTATTTAGGTGCATACCTGATATGCGAAAATGAGTGGTGACAAATCACATTCATACCGGCATGATGGGCAACAGTTAAGCCAAGGGATTTAGACATGAACAAGACATTACCTGTTGATTGGTCTAGACCAATCCTAGCCAAAGACGTAAAAGGGACCGTATATAACGCCCGCACCATCTGCACTGACCTTAAAACCAATCCGGTTTCCGTCCTAAAGAGTTATACGGTTGCTGTGGCAATTGATCTTGGTGACGACATTCCGCGCGGAGAAATCATTAAGACAGTTAACGCGGAAACGGGTCTAACGGCGGGTGCCGAATTCACCATCTACAACGTTCCGGTTGAACGTGAAGTGTGGGTTTGGATCACAGAAAACGGACTCACGTTCTCCACCTTCACGCCACCAAAAGACCGTTCTTTTCTGAAGTGCCTAAGCCGCGTTACTCTCACTGAGGGACACTTTGACGAATGAGCCGCATTCAGAAGTTACAAGACGCTGTTGGTGAGTGGGCGGACGCGACCTTTGGTCCCGGTGAACACAACGACCGTCAGGTTGACCACCTGATTGAAGAACTAGGCGAAATCAAGTCTGACCCTTCAGACGAACTTGAATTTGCTGACGGTCTAATATTATATATTGACCTAATGCGCCGGAACGGTCATTCCATCACGGATATCATTGAAGCCGCTGAACGCAAGCTGAACATTAACAAGGCGCGCAAGTGGGAACGCCACGAAAACGGATTGATTAAGCATGTCCAAGGCACCTAAGACCACCACCGACACATTAGTTTGGGTTGCGAATTGTTCGCAAGAAGCATATTACAAGTCGTCCTACTTTCGGAAGTTCCTTCGTGGTGAGCCAATGGCAACACCAACGCGCACCGTGGAAGACCTAAAGAAGCTGGGCATGTTCGGGCTGTATGAGAAGAAGACCGTATGATTGGCAAGTTAGAACTACAAGAAGAATTCGACCCACACAAAAGCCTTGAATTCGATTCAATGATTTCGTGTGGCGAGGCTACGCTTTATCTGGAAAACTCGTACGACAGACAGCACGTTTACTTCGGTCTTACGCGAAACCAAATCGAAAAACTTCGCGATCACTGCAACATGCTTCTTGCGCAACATCCAAGTTTGGATTACAATTGATGTCGAACAAAGTCTATTACGTGAAGTTTGACGACGACTTAACAGGTTACACCGTTGTCGGTGACAACGAATGGCATGACCTGTGCGTCAACTTCGAACCACTTGACAACGAAACCTATTTTCTGGTAGCCGTCAAGTACACAACCGGCGACAGCATGGGACGCAATCCCGACCCACGATGGGAACACGTTGAACTCTATCGCACTGAAGAAGAGGCGGCAGAGACAGCGAAGATCATTCGCAAGCACGACGACGACAAACGCGACTCACGTTGGGGTAGATGGGATGATAAACTGAAGAAAAGAATTCCCGTTGAAGTCGGACCATTGACATACAAGCTGTGTGATGGTACAGAGTACAAGACCGAATACGTGCGGTGGGAAGGCTACTTTGAAAGCCTAGAAGAAATCCACGTAATCCCCGTGCGGAAAGGTGCGCGCCGTGTCTACTAATGAATTTAAATGGAAACCAATGCGTAACAACACAACACCACCAAAGGCAAACTCAGTGCTAACCACCCTACTAAACAAGAAAGTCATTGGCGGCATTGTCGCTGGTATCATCGGCATTACTGTTCTGGTGAACAGCGCCGGTAAAGTGGAAGAAGGTTTTGCGGGAATCAAGCGCACCAACGGCGCCGCTGTGTCCTACGTTGAACCCGGTCTTTACTTTACAATCCCATTCTTCCAAGACGTTGTTCTAATTGAAACGCGGTCTAAGGTTGTCACTTGGGAAAAGCTAATGACTTACACCAAGGATCAACAGCCGGTCGCTATCAAGTTCTCCATTCAGGTTTCGCTTGACCCGAAATCCGCTCTTGACCTTTACAAGCAGTACGGCACACAGATTATCGAAAAGACTGTGTTCCCGTCAACGGAGCGTTCTGTCAAGGATACGTTCGGGCAGTACAACGCCATTCAGATTGTGCAGACGCGCGACCACGTAGGCACGGCGGCTTACAACGCTGTCAAGTCTAACGTAAACGTTGCTGGTGTGAAGGTTGAAGAAGTCAACATTCAGAACTTCGACTTTTCGGATGAATACGAAAAGATGGTCGAACAGCGTATGCTAGAAGAAGTTCAGGTTGCCAAAGCACACCAGACGCGCGACCGTGAAGCCGTGCAGAACGAAATTACCGTGAACCGGGCGATTGCCGACCAGAAAGCCGCACAAGCCAAGTCAGACGCGGCGGCTTACGATCTGCGCAAGCGCGGCGAAGCCGAAGCTGACGCGATCCGCGCACGCAGCACGGCGCTTCGCGAAAGCCCACAACTAATCGAACTTGTCAAGGCGGAAAAGTGGGACGGCAAGCTTCCTACCACCATGCCGCCCGGTAGTTCAGTGCCTTTCATCAACGTCAAGTAAATTCGTCATACCCCGAAAGGGGTTAGTGCGAAGTCTCTAGACCGGTGGTATAATTGCCGCTTCTCAGTGATGGGGAGCGGCAATTTTATGTTGACATACACAGTAAGCCTATACATCCCACATTCGTCCATTGGCTCGCTACCTAAAGAATGGTCTAACACCGTTCTTGAATATGCGACCAAGAAAATGAACGAATTTGACGCGGACGCACCAGAAAATGACGCGAAGGTTGTCGCGGTCGCTGTGGGCGCCACGATACTAGAACATCGGCTGTGGTGTATCAGCAACAGGCTTGAGTGTCCTGAATTCAAGTTCCGCCACAAGAAGCACCCGACCAAAGACGAAATTGAAGGTTATTGGGTTGACTACCTGTTCACCAATGCAGACCACGCCAACCGTTTTGAAGACTTTTGGTCTTGACAAAACAAAAAAGCCGTAGAGTGGTGTTCTCTACGGCTTTTTTGTTGACTTTTCGTCGGTTAGAGAGTTGCTGAAATGTCCGTCCAATAGGATAGAGCGAATTCAACGCTAAACTCTGCGATGCTGTCTTTTTGGTCATAAGACATTTCAATCGCGCCAACGTTCACGGGGAACGCGTGCTTGATTACAACTGACTTCAGCGGTAGACCGTCAAGGCTTAGAGGCGTGACATAAAGGTCTGCCATGTAGAAGTTGAGTTGTTCGGGGTTCCCACGGAAGTCATTGCCTTCGTGGCTGTTAATGCTGTTCATCCACCGAATGAACGTGTCACGGTGAGAGAAGCTTTCTTCAGCTACAACGGTCACTGACCAGTTATCAAACGTGCGATCACCGGCAACCTTTACGTCGCGACCTTGGTACGGGACTTCGATCACACCTAGGTTGGACGCGGGAAGGCTGGCGGCTTTCACCAGCACTTCGTCACGAACGTTTGGAACGCCACCGGCAGCGGCAGGATAGGTTAGCTGCACCCGGAAGCGGCTAGGGCGGAAGCCGCCCTTGAAGCTTGAAATAAAGTTGTTGATATTCATTTTTTGTTAATCTTCCTGTTAGCCTTCAATTGACCGGGTGTTGTTATCGCTACCGTTGGTCATAATTTCGTTGAAATTTACGCCCGTACGGGTGGCAACGAAGTTCAGGCGAACGCCATTGATTGAGCGGACAGGCTGAATGAAAATGTCACCGACGAATTCGTTGGCGTCAATCACAGCACGGGTGTTGTTGCTTTCGTCACACACAATCGCGTAGTCCGTCACACCTTCGCGACCCTTGACTTGACGTAGGAACGGATCAACCATGCCTAGGAAGTCGGTGCGCGTCGTCACAGTGTTGTTCTCGAAAAGCTGATAACGCGAAGCGCGAGAGATAGCTTTTTCTAGGTAAATGAACAGCATACGAACGTTGATACGATCAAATGCACTTGGCTTGCTCTGTAGGGTCTTGTCACCAAACAGAACCGGACCTTCGTTGTTCAGTGTTAGGCAAGGATTCACGCCGCGCTGATAGAGGAAATCGCGAACGGTCTGAGACTGTTTCCAAGCGAACTTGACAACGCCCTTGATACGACCACGATTTAGACCAGCGGGTGACTGCCACACTTCGGGGAGACGTGCAACTAGACCAGCCATATCACCATTCAGCGGAACCCAACGGTACTTGTCGTTGTAGCGGTCATACATGTACTTCCAGTTTGAGTCCATGAAAGCATAGCTTGACGAACCGTAAGAAGTGCGGGTAGTCATGATGTTGGTTTTAATGGTGGCTTCAGAAGCAACACCCACAACGTCAGTCTTGGCGGGAGACACGAACACCACGCAATCCTTACGATATTCACCGATGTTGGTGATTACCCAAGTCGCGGTTACTACGTCAGCACCACCAGTGAAGAACAGAGTTGCGTCTACTTCTTCCGCGTTCTGCATGAGTGCCCAAGAGGCTTGACGATTGGCGTCGGTTAGGACGGGACCGTCATTGCCACCACCTAGAACAACGCCGTTTGAACTTGCGGTTAGGAGTGATTCCTTGCCGACCCAAACCCAACGTGACATTTGGTTGATGCGGTTCTTGAAATAGTTCGTAGTACCGTCAAAACGCTGTGCGGTTGAAGAAGTGCTAACGAAATCGAAACGCTCTAGGATGGAACCTTGAATGCCGGTGATTTTGCCGGTCGCGTCGTAGATCACAACGTGAATTTCGTTGGTGCCGGGAGCGTCTGAGAATTGATCGTGCCAAGCCCAAGTGTGAGCACCAGCGCTGTTGGTCGCGTTGTAAGCGGTGGTGTTAGCCCACGCAACGCCAATGGAGTTACCTAGAACGCCGGGATACTTCGCAACCCATAGGTTTGCGCTTGACGAAAATGACGTTGAATCGTAATCATCGTCGTTGCGGATTAGCTGACCAGCGCCGGTAGCGGCTTCGGTCGCGGACGCGTTTAGAGCGCCTTCACCGACAGCGCGGATAACACTTAGACCTTGTGCGTAGGACAGGAACGACGCGGCACATAGGAAGTCAACGTAGTTGGTATCGTTTGGTTCACGGAAGATTTCGACTAGCTGATTTTCAGTAGCAACCGAAACAACTTGGTCAACCGGACCCCAAGAGAATTGCCCTACTGTGCCGCCGCTGGCTACGTCTACGGCAGGGACGATGTTCGTCCGGTCAACCTCCGCCGTAACCACGCGTGGAGATAGGATAGTATTTGTTGCCATTTGTTGATAAACCCTTAAAAACTGAAATCGTTGTATTTCTGTTGGAAGTATTTAGAGTGTGGGCAGGGTTTGCCTTATCTGCCGAATATGAAAGAATTCAGTTCGGCGTCATTGTCCAAGTCCTCTGTACCATCACAGAAGAAGCCAAATGGCACTAGATCATCGTATCTGTCTTCGCGGTCTTGTCTTAATTTATCAATGTAGTTCTTGTCAGTTACGTCTTTGAAGAACGTCATGGTGGTTGAATACGCAAAATTCACCAGCGACATAACGCTATCGTCTGTGTACCCGGCATCTGCCCTGAACGTTGCTTTGTGGTTGACAAAGTTTGTCAGTTCAAGAATGGTGTCGGCGTCTTGGACAAGAAACTTTTGACTTTCGATCAACGATTTCAGAGAGAAGCAACCAATGCGCTTGGTCTTCGGAGTGGTGCGAACACCCAACTCGCCTTTCTCAGACGTAAAGATATTCTCATATTCGATATCATAGTTAAGCACCGAAACCACTTGCGACCCTACGCTGTTGGTTTCGATTTGGATAAAAGCTTCGTTGTACTCTTTTCCTAGTTTGTCAAGCACAAACGGAAAGAGGTCAGGCGTAATTTTGTTGTTCCGATAGACCGCCACTTGCCTAAACGGCCAAGTTGTAATATCAATAACGTTTGCAACCGAAAAGTCTTGTTCTTTACCCTCTGCCACGTCCACCGTAATGAAGTATGCGTGGTCTGGTTTCGGGTATTCATAGACCTTCAGGTTGTCGGTTTCTTTCAGAGGCTTGACGGACGCAAGTGTTCGGATGGTCTTGGAATCAAGAAGCGTGTTGGACGAACCTAGGAAGTCACAAAGAACTTCTTGGTTGAACTTCTGTTCGCCTAGTGCTTTGCGCTCCGCTTCTAGCCAAGCTTGGTCGCGTCCCGGTACTTCGTCCCACGTTGTGTGATATGCTTGGAAGCCATTGATGCCACTCTTGGCTTCCGTATACATTTTGTAGAAGAAGTTGAAGCCTTGTGGCGTGGACGTGATACAGACTTTGGTTGTTTGACCAGACGAAATGGTCGGGTACACAGACGCGAAGAATTCTTCAGCGATGTTCTGTTGCACGAACGCAAATTCGTCAAGGTACAGAAGACTAATGGACTGACCACGGATACCGCCACTTGACGTAGCCGCCGCAATTACTTTCGAACCATTTTCAAGCGCGATATCGCCTTTGTTCCAAGTGACCACGCCTTGTTGCAACCACTTGGGAAGTTGCTCAAACGACATTTTGACGCGCGCCAGAATTTCCCTAGCCGCTGACGCCTTGTTGGCAAGCACCGCAACAGTCTTGTTCGAATTGAACAAAATGTAGTAAAGAATATACGCGGCAGAGAAAGAAGTCTTGCCACACTGACGCGGCGCAAGAAAGACAATCTTGCGTTCGTTGTGGTAGTTCTTCACCATTTCCCGCTGAAACGGATACAGCTTCATCGGAATCACGCCTTTATCGACGTGTACGATCTTTACATACGTTTCAATGAAGTATACAGGGTCTAACAAACACTTCTGGATTTCAGCGATTTGTTCGACTGTGTATTCAATATCGACTTCCGCCGCTTTTAGGTTAGAATTGCCTAAGTAAGTTTGCGGGGCTTGTGTCGCGATTGCCATGTGTCTACTTGTTTTCTATGACCGGCAGCGATCCGTTTGCTTTGAGCGCGGCGATTAGGTCTTTCGTGTTTCCCACGAAAATGTTGTTCTGTTGATTGGTGATGCTGCCCGGTGCGTCAGAAACAGGTTTGTCCATAATGTCAACCTCTTTCTTGCGCTTGTGCGAGTCAAGAAGGGCTTGCGCGGCTTTCCGCTGCACTTCAAGCAAGGTGGCAACAGCCTTGTACGCTTCGGGCTTCTCAGTCTCTTTGGCAATAACAATGGACTCTTCAAGCGCTTCGGCAGCATTTTCTAAGATGCCACGAATGCTTCGCTTGGCTAGATCGAAGTCAGATTCAAGTTCGTTGCTCGCAAGCATTTTCTCGTGAGCAACAACAAGTGCTTTCTGTTTCTCTTCTTCTTGCTGTTCCAGTTCAAAAATTTCTGATAGTCTATCGCCAATGTTTGACATGATGTTTATACCGGTGTGCCGTCAGGATCGAATTCTTCCCACGTCTCTAGAATAGAGAAATCGTCTGTAGGTAGAGCCTCTTCGGGAACTACGTCAGCGTTGTAAACCGCGACCTTTGGTGTGTTTGTTGTGGTCACGTCAGCGGGTGTCTTAACTGTAGTTAGCACATGCTTAATCATTGCTGAGTGTTCGATTGGTCGATACAGATAACCCTTACAGACAAAGGTCAGTTCGCCAGTAATGAATTTCAGTTCTTCGTCAAAGCTTCCGACTTCGTACGGGTTGTCGTATGAAATACCACCGAAAATCACAGGCACATCCCGCCGAATATTCATTTGCGGAATGTCAATGATTGTCACGTTGAAGTCTGGTGTGAAGTTGGGAAGAATTTGTTCAACGATTTGCAGGAAGTCGTCAATGTTCTTCGTGATGATGCCAACCGAAAACCCAAAGTCATAAGGCACCGGGTTTAGTTGCGTCAACAGTTGATTGGTGTTTTGTGGATTGGCGTGTTGCAGCCGGTTCATTACCTGTTTCTGCCGGTTGGCGTCGTACTGAATGTCTTTCAGTTCAAACGACAGACGCGGCACAGCATTACGGTACACCATACCATCGCTGTTGTGCGCCTTGGCGGCGGCATACCAACGCTGTTTAGGACCGTACGACAGCGGTACTTTGATCGTCTTGACGGCTTGACCGGCTGAGTTGGTGCGAACGATGTTGATGTTATTGAACAGCGAACCAAACGCCACCGTTAGTTTACGGATGGTGCTGAAGTAGTACGGTGAGCCGTTGGTAATCATTTGTCCAATTCTCCGAAAGGATTGCTTTCAGAAAAGTCAAGGATCGTGTTCGCTTCCGTCTGAATTTTTGTGTTCTCAGTCTTGGCGTTTTCGCTTGACATGTGTAGTGCGTCTGTGAGTTTGCTAATGTCTTCGGCGTCAACGATGTCAATGTCTTCGTGAGACGGGGTGAACAGTTCTGCCGTGATGGTCGCGAAGCGCGGCTTCAGCGCGTCAGAGTCGGTGCGGCGGATTTCGAACAGGCGCTTCATCTGAGGCACCCAAAGCAAGTCACCTTCCATCGGCTTGTCGCGACCGGTGATTTCGGTGAACCGGGTAATCACATAGTCAAGTTCAATTCCGCTGTCACGATTGTAACCGAATTTGTCAAGGAACTTATCGGCGCCTAGGTACTCTTCCGCGTTCTTCAGATACATTTCGACAATGTGATACTCTTTGAACGACGAAAGAACGTCTTCACCAAATAGAGAATCTTCTTTTACTTTGTTGCGCAAGACGTAGTAGACATCAAACCCGAAAATCTGAATGGATTCGATTGCGAGTTGATCGTAAAGCGTTTGCTCGTTCGG